AAGGCAAATGCTGGCAATAGGACTATTACCCTTTCCGTTAGTGACAAACATCGCTGCGCTTGCGATCCGGACATCGGGCAGCAGAATGGGAAAGGTCCAATTGCCGCTGTAGACACTGCCAAAAAAATCCAGCGGGAAGGGCGTAATCACCGTCAAATCGGAAAGCTGATAAACAGGGGCCGCGACTAAGTGCGCCGCCGCCGTGCTGCCGTAAATTCCGCGCGTAATCGTATATTGCGTCCCCCCACTGGCAACCGCCGTCACCTGCATCGTTTCTGCATCGATTTGAATAATGCTCCCGGCTTGCGCCCCTCCAGCCGAATTCAATGTTAGAGTCGTGTCAGTCGCAGCCATCGCGGCCGCCAGCACTGTGGTCGACGTACCTTGAAGCTCACTCCAATAGAAGAGCGAGAGAGTACCCGAAGAAACCGTTTGCGTGTCGGTCAGACTTGTAAAAGACACGCCGCTCAATATCACTGTTCCATTGCTCGGCCCGATCCCCAAACCAAAGGCCGGAACTGGGGGCGGCGCGCTGTCGGAGATTCCCGCCCCGCCGATCTGCCAGCGCGTAACAATGGCAAGCTGCGGCGCGCTTTCCACATCGTTCGCATTGGCCGAACGTCCCGTCAATTGCACTACTTCCCCGGCCAGATTGGGAACCGCAAACTGGATCGGGCTGCTGCTCGCCACCCCGCCAAAATGCCATGCCGATTCCGCCACCACGAAGAAGCTAGTCGCATTCGGTTCCACCACCCAGGGCGAAGTCAAAGTGATGCTGGTGGCGCTGTTGGAGGAAATACTCGCTTCCTGGCCGGCGCCGGTTCCCCTTGTAATCCGCGCCGTCATTCCCACGTAGGCGTTAACCCCCATCTGCAGTGTGCTGTTGCCGACTGTGTTCGCGGAATAAATAGTGACGGCCGTCTCCGGCTGCGTTTCCATGCGCCAGTAAAAATTTGCATGGTCGAAGTTAGGGTCGGGAGGCGCCACCAGTTGGTCGGTCAATCCCGTATCGATGAATTGCGCCGCGACCGTCTGCCCCGTGGCGATGCGAAACAGTTCGGAAGGCGTCGCCCCACGGTACACATTGAAGGTCACGGTGTCCGAGGTAAAACTCATTCCGGAGAGCGTGACGCTGCTGTCATCGGCCACGATGCTCGCCGTCACAATAAACGAAAGATTCCCCTCGCCGCCGGCGCTGTTGACGCCGGATATTGCGTAGTACAAGTTCTGCCCCGACGTCAGCGTTCCGCCGGTTGTAATTAGCGGCGAGAAGCTTAACAGCGGGATTCCCGGACCCCCTGGCGCAATAGTGGACGGCGTTTCGAAACTCACCGTCACGCCTACCTCGATGGTGCCATCGCTGGCCGTCGTATCGGTCTCTTGCACGCCGAATTCGATATTGCCGTTGCTGTCGATGAGCGTCCCAATCAGCGGTCTTGGCGTCCCGATGCCGGCGCTGCTATTCTGCCCCACTCCGTCGGCTGAATCCGTCTGTCCGTTAGTATCTACATACCACGCGTCATCGTGGATTTGCGCCGTAATCGTCGAGGTTCTGTAATTAGTCGCCGGCGATATCTTCAACACGCGGAATGGCTGCCGCGTGTAGCCCTCTTTCAGATAGGTGAATGTGATGATATCGCCCGGCCGGATCCCGACCGCCTTGACACTGGTCTCAAACTGAATGTACGTGTTCCCTAGGACAGACTTGTCGAGGTTGAATTGCAAAATCCGCCCGGCCTGGTCGTAATTAGGAATGCCGACGGCCATCAGCGTCGCTGTAACCTCCTGGCCGGCCAGCGCAATGTCGTCCGCGTTGGATACCGAAAAGCTATCCTGTTGATACCCGTTGAGACTGTCTTGGTACTCCACATTATAGGAATTCGGCGTGTCCGCTATGGGGCGGCTTGTCAACGTCACGCTGGGCTCGCCGTTCTGGCGTCGCATGATGCCCGAAAACCCGTTGCTTCCATCGCCGAATTCATAGCTGGGCCAACCGCCATTTAAAGTTTCCGTGCTATTCGACCACGTCAGCTGCGCAGGCTGCTGGAGCGCGATGGTGTTTTCCACTTGCAGCTGCAGTACGCCGCCAGGCCCGTAGGTGAGGAATAGCCGGGCGGCATTGCGGATTCCCCGGATGACATCTCCGGCGCTGTGTCTCTTCTGCAATACCAGGTTGCACTGGAACCTCGGTACCGTGATGGCGTTGCCGTTCAGGTCGGTCGAATCGATCTCCTGATCGCAATATGCCGCGGCCGCCGCAAAGCTGGTGAAGTCCAGCTCCGCCGCCGTCCAGCCGCTTCGCTGCAGTACGTCCAGTATCATCCAAGCCGGATTACTTGAAAACTGACTACCCAGACTGGTTCCATCGGTGGCATAAGTCGGCACAATCAACCCCTGCGCCAGCACCTGTATTTCCGGAAGAGAGTTTCCGTCGTTCAATTGGTTGGGAACGACCACAGAGAGATAAGCCATGCTGCCATAGGGATCGCCCGCCGGCTGTCCGCTCGCGTTTGTAAAATTCATATCGAACGCGCCGTTCCGCGTCCCCAGCGTAATGATGTTGTACCATCCGGTTCCGGTCATGTTCACGCCGTTTACGCCAATCGGGATTTGAACGTCATTGACCAGGACCGTGACGACGCCCTGCATCAGTCCGATGCCGAGCAACACCTCCATCCGCGTCAGATTGCCGTCGTTGCGCGCAAAGACGACCAGGGGCTCGTACCAGGCCGTCCCATAAACCATAGGAACAAAGTCGTTATAGCGCGCCTGGTTGACTGACAGATTGGAGCTTGTCCACGCGCCGCCGTAACCGCGCACCGAGATCACTGGCGGAACGAATTCCAGACCGCCGAATCTTCCCAGCGTGAACATGCCTCGCGCCTGACAATCGGAGCGTACATAACTGCAAGAGGTAAATGGCGCCCCGCTATTCAAGTTGCCTGCCCCGCCCGTCAGCCCCGCCGAATATCCGCAGCGGTAATACATGGAATACTGTCCTGCAGTGCCGCCACTCACCGCCTCCGCTTGTTGCGCCGCTGTCGAAGGAAACTGCCACGGGCACGTGCTTTGGATTCGAACCTCGGGCAGCACGAGTCTCTGCAGGTTCATCCGGTTGGTCGCAGTCAGCCGGAAAGTCGCTTCCTTAATTTGGTCGGGAGGATTGCAGATACCCTGGAACACCACCGCCGTAGAAGTCAGTGGAACCGCATTCCGCAAGTCATAGAATAGGAAACTTACCGTCAATTGCGCGCCCTTCCAACCAGTCGCTTGTTGAATCTCGGAAAAGTGTGAATCTGCGTTCGCCAGGGTTACCGATATGGTTGGGCTTCCGTCCACGCCTTGATCGGATGCCGTCTGAATGTCGAAGGAGCTTTGCTGCAGCACGCGCGCCGCGTACGCCGTTCCGTTGACTGTGATCGCGTGCGTGCACCAATGTTCCGTGTCGCCGTTTGAGAGGACGCAGTCGAACACGATGAGCGGCGTATCGGTTACCGCCTGCTCTTTGAGACTAGAGATGGTTGGCATAAACGATATTCACAGTGGCGCTGTGCCGGTTTACATCGGTGGTTGTGAACGAAAACGCATCGTCGCCAAAACGCGCGCCTGCATAAACCCCGCCGGTTGTGCTCTTCTGGTAGGCCGATGGAGCGGTTTGGGCCTCCACCTGCGGCCCGAAAACGTTGATCGCTCCAGGTGGCAACTCAATGCCAAACAAGATCGATGCCGCCGTGGGGTCGCCCGTCGCGGTGAAGCTGATCCTGCTCCAGTTCGGGCCGGCCGCCGCCGTAGCGCTATTAGCGCCAAACAGGAGAGTGACAGTAGTGGCCGCGGTCGCTTGAACATAAACGCTGAATGAAAATACGTACCCGGTCGGCACATTGAGAGTCTGGGTCACGCTCTGTACGCCTGCGCCCGAGTTCGTCAACAGGAACCCGTTGCTCCCCCCCAAGGGGTCAGCCACGCCTCCAGCGCAAGTGAGGAACGGACCTGGTCCCCATACCGCATTCGTCAGATCCTCGCTCCAGGCCAGGAGATTTCCGGCCGGGTCGACAAAAGTAAATCCGTTCAGCGAGCCCTCACTCGTAGTAAAGAACGTCTGAAGGGCGCTTAGATCCGAGTCGCTCAGTCCCTGATAGCGTAATTGCCACTCCGTGAGCCAGCCGTTCGGATCCGCCAGTTTGATCGAGCTTCCGTCCGCGGCCGTATTCGTCACAGTTCGCGTCTGGCGGCGTTTCCCTATGGGAAACTGAGCGAGCGCTCCTGTTGTAAGCTGTGGATACACTGCGTCTCCTATCCTCGGTTCTCAATCACGGTAACGGACGTCGCTCCGCGCAGGTCGGCCAGCGCGCCTAGAGGTAACTGATCGCTGGAGAGGCTGCAATTCGCATAGGATGTACCATCCCACGGATCGACAAAAGCAAAGCTCGCAAAGCTCCCTTGATTCGAAAGGAAGAAGTCCTCAATTGCGGCCATCTCCGTCTCGTCCAGCCGGTCCAATCGGATCACCCACTGGTGCAGCGGCCCAGCCGCATCCCGGTATCGCTGTTCGTTTCCGTCCACGAAGCGTACGATCTGATTCTGAAAGCGAATCGACTTAGTAGCCGGATACTGCGCAACCGCGGCAGTCTTCAGCGGTGGAAAAGTGGCCATATCAGAAGCGGGTCACCGCATCGTCAATCGAGTTATCTGCGTGTTTCTTGGCCATTCTTGATCTCCGCGGTCAATGCTTTCTCCAAAATGACGAACGCCTCAACTTGCCTTGCGCTCAATTCCGATAAGTCTAAATCGCCCATTCGCCGCCGCACAAAGAACTCTTCCAATAATGTTTCGCTTTCCGGCGTAATGTAAGACTTCGGGCACGTAGACAGCGTCACGGCATGCCGGGCCCACACGGGCGGCCCTATAGGCCCTTCGCTCTGCGTCAACCACCCGCACCGGCGCTGCTTTTCCAAGCCGGCATTCCGGCACAAGTCGCACCTCCACCCGGCTTGGTTCGAAAAGTGAAAATGGAAGGCGACGATTAGTTTTTTCGTTCGGTCGCCGAAAGCCCGGCCGCGGCCCGCACTGCCGACAAAGCCTCCCGGAATAGGTCTTCCGGGCCGGTCTCGAGTAGCGATTCGGGAGTCGCCGGTCTGCCGTCGAGTTCCAGCCCGTCAATCCCCCTGAGACCCCACGTCAGGTAGAGCCGGTCGATCTCGGCGCGGAGTAAAGCGGCATCCAGTTTCTCCCCCGTGTCCTTG